TAATGTATTATTATTACCTGACGGAATAGTTGAACGAGGTAGAACACTTGCAGAAAAACACCAAGAAAATATTTTACATTTTATAGACCAATTAAATAGTTTAATTCCAGCAGCAATTCCTGGAACTCGTTCCATTCCTAATCCAGCCTGGCTTAATAACATTAGAACTAAAATTAAAAACGCAAGAGATAGATTACGACAGAATAAATTAATCATCAGTTTAAAGTGGTTAGACTTTGATACTTGGAAAACTTATACCATTGATGAGTTAAGAGAAGCTTGGAGTCCAGTTCCTGGTATGGCTGATGTACTTTCAAAACTAAGTAATTTAAAAGACCTTGTTGAAGATGTTAAAAATTTAAAACAAGAATATGAGGTAGCGAAAGCAAAATTTGAAGAATACAAAGCTATTGCAAAAAATCCAGCAGAATATTTTGAAAACTTAATTTTAGCAAAAGTAGAAACATTAACTTTTGATGACTTTGTCGAAATAGAAGTTCAGATAAATGATTTTGAAAGTGCTGGTGGAGATTTGGGTGAAATTGAAAACGGAGAAGCATTAAAGAAAGAATCTGGACAACTCAAAGCAGAATATGAAGCAATAATTCAAAATCAAGGCAGTCCTGGTTTCCAAGGTAGATTAGACTCTTGGAAAGATAAAGCAGAGAAATTTACAAATAAAGTAAAAAGTGGATTTGCAAATGGATTTAATATGTCAATCGTAAATAGAGAAATAGAAATAACAACACAAGAAACAACTGTTATGGCAGCAGAAAGTTTATCCGAAGCCGTCCAAGCCGGTGAACAAGCACAAAAGAATTTAAGAAACGTATAGGAGTGAATAATGAATAAAAATAAATTAAGAAATATAATCGAATTAGTTGTTCGTAAAGAAGTCAAAAAACAACTTAGCGAGATATTTATTAATGACGAAAAAGAAATTAGTTTATCGGAAACAATTTCTAAACCTAAACATAAAACAATACTCAAAAAACCCAGTTTTAAATGAAGTATTGAATAACACCAAACCATTAGGAGCACCAATGGAAGATGAATATCCAACATTGGGCGGTGGAGTGTTAGGTTCTGACAATATGGCAGAAGTATTAGGTTATGGAGATTTAGGTATGGGTAGTAATAAAGAAAGAGCGAGAGAAATGGCAGCAGTTGATTCAATCAAAAAAGCAGGAGTTGCAATAGACCAAGTTCCTGAAGATGTTCAAAACGCATTAACTCGTGATTATTCTGGACTTATGAAAGCTATTGATAAAAAGAAAAAAGGCGAAGGTAATTACAGACCATAATGGCAAGAAGCGTAAGAGAAATAGATACAAATGATGATGTTTATGTAGGAATTAAATTTCCATTATCCTATGGATTAAATGGATTTTTCTTTCAATCAAAAACAATTCAAGAACAATCAAAATCAAATTTGAGAAACTTATTACTGACTACACCAGGTGAAAGAGTAATGCAGCCAACATTTGGTTCTGATTTAAAATTACTATTATTTCAAAACTTTGACGACATAGCAGAAGATAGTATTGCAGAAATAATAAACGAAGCTGTGGATAGACAATTACCTTATATCAACATACAAGATATTTTTGTTGATAAAGATGAAAGTGGTAATTCAATCGGAATACAAATAGAATATTCCACATCACTTGACCCAAACTCAATAGACGCTTTACAATTACAATTTAACATCGGAGAATAAAAATGCCTACGACTAATTTAAGAGAGGTAGATTACGGAACAAACAAAAAGATAGTTAAGAAAGAAGTTAATTATCTTGGAAGAGATTTTGCAGACATAAGAGATAATCTTATAGAATTTGCTAAATCTTATTTCCCTTCACAATACAATGATTTCAATGAAGCATCACCAGGTATGATGTTTGTTGAGATGGCTGCGTATGTTGGTGATGTATTGAATTACTATGTTGATAATCAATTTAGAGAAACACTTTTAAACCAAGCAGAAGAAAGAAAAAATGTTTTAGAGATTGCACAATCATTAGGATACAAACCTAAATTAGCTTGTCCAGCTACCGTAAAACTTTCATTTACTCTTGATGTTCCAGCTAAAGATTTAGGTAGTGGTGTATATCAACCAGATTTAGATTATGCTGGAAGACTTCAGGCAGATAGTAGATTTCTTTCATCTAATGGTGTAGAGTTTAATTTATTAGATGATGTTGATTTTAAAGTATCGAGTTCATTAGACCCAATGGACGTTACAGCATTAGAACCAGCTTCTGGAAATATTCCTACTAATTTTAGATTAACGAAAACAGGAATTGCAAAATCAGGTATTAGAAAAACACAAACATTTACTTTTGGTAATGCAAAAACATTTGATAGTGTGGTTTTAGCAGAGTCTGATGTTACGGAAATCATATCCATTACAGATTCCAACGGAAACAAATGGTATGAAGTTCCTTTCTTGGCACAAGATACTGTGTTTGAATCAGAAGAGAACACAAGTTTAAATGACCCAAGTTTATCATCTTATAAAAATGATACACCTTATTTATTAAAACTTATCAAAACAGCAAGAAGATTTACAACAAGAGTTCGTGATGATAACAAAACAATAGTAAAATTTGGTAGTGGTATAAGTTCTAATCCAGATGAAGAATTAGTTCCAAATCCTGATAATGTTGGTTCATCATTAGGTTTTGGTGTATCAAGATTAGATGAAAGTTATGACCCAACTAATTTCTTAAAAACACAAACCTTTGGATTAGCTCCAGCAAACACAACACTTACAATAGAATATGTTTATGGTGGAGCCATTGAACACAATGTTGGAGTAAATAGTGTTAATAGAATTTTAGAAAGAAACTTTACAAACTCAACAACAGGCTTAGTTTCCGCAACACAAACTACAACAGAAGAAAGTTTAACCGTAACTAATTTAGAAAGAGCTACAGGTGGAGCAAGTCAAGAAACTCTTGATGAAATGAAACTAAATGCTTCTGCTTTCTTTAACGCACAAAACAGAGCAGTTACAAGAGCTGACTACATAACAAGAGTTTATTCTTTACCACAAAAATATGGAAACATAGCAAAAGCATATATTGTTCAAGATGAACAATTAGAAGAAGAAGGACAATTAGAAGTTATCAATGGTGAAGTAAAAAGAATTAAAGCTGTTGATGTTATTCCTAATCCATTAGCATTGAATATGTATATGTTAGGATATACAGCAGACGGGAAACTAACTCAGTTAAACGAGGCTGTAAAACAAAATGTTAAAACTTATCTTTCTCAATATAGAGTATTGACAGATGCGATAAACTTAAAAGACGCTTACATTGTTAATGTAGGTGTTAGATTTGCAATCACGGTAAAAAGAGGATTTAACAAAAACGAAGTATTGTTCAAAGCTATTCAACAAGTTAAAAAACATTTTGAAACTAAAAAATGGCAAATCAATCAACCAATCGTATTGAGTGATATAGCTTATGTGATTGGATTAGTTGAAGGAGTTGTCACGGTAGTTCCACCACAAGATAATAATCCAAACAAAAATCTTGTAGTTATTGAAAATAAACACAAAGTTGCAGAGGGATATAGTGGAAATATCTACGATACAGATGCAGCTACAAGAGACGGAATCGTCTACACTTCATTAGACCCAAGTATATTTGAGGTTAAATATCCTAATATAGATATTGAAGGTAGAGTAGTAGGAGATAGATAATGCATTATTTTGAATTTAATAAAAGAGATGCAACCATATATTCAGGTGCAACTACATCATCAAGAAACACAGGTTTAGATGAGATATTAGAAATTAATAAAGAAGTTGCAGATAACGGAACGGTTCAAAACATTTCAAGAATATTGATTGACTTTGATTATTCTTATATTTCTCAATCCATACAAAGTGGTAAAATACCAGCTACTGCAAAATATTATTTAAATTTATTTGATGCGACTTCTGATGAAGTTGAAGCAGAACAAAATGTATTTGTTTATATGGTTAGTGGTAGTGCTTGGAAACAAGGAACAGGAAAACTTGACCACAATCCCGTAACACAAGACGGAGTAACTTATCAATACCGCGACCACGAAAATACAACACCTTGGGTAACAGGTTCAGTATTGACTGACGGGGGTGCTTGGTGGACAGGTAGTCAAGGTGGTCAATATAAAGTTAGTTCGTCTTATCAACTTACATTTGACAAAAAAGATTTACGAGTAGATGTTTCAGACTTAGTCAAGAACCATATTTATTCAAGTTCATTATTTCCAAATAGAGGCTTTTTAGTCAAGAGAGAATCACTATACACAGGTTCAAGTGATTTCTCATACAATCCAGGAAGTGATACAACAAAAGATGAGGCAAGTTCTACAAGATTTGGAAACCTAAAATATTTTGGTAGAGAAACTCACACAATCTATCCACCTAAATTAGAAGTAGTTTGGGACGATAGTTCTTGGAGTACAGGTAGTTTATCACCATTGACATCAACAAATTTAGAACAATTAAAAGTATATTTTAAAAACCTAAGAGAAGAATATAAAGAAAAGTCAGTAGTAAAATTTAGAGTAGTTGGTAGAGAATTATATCCAACAACTGCATTTGACACTACACCAGCAGAACTTACTGTAAAATACTTACCAAGTGCATCTGCATTCTATGAAGTTAGAGATGCAGAAACCGAAGAGGTAATTGTTCCTTATGGTAGTGGTTCAAAAATTAGTTGTGATTCCACAGGTAATTTCTTTAATATACAAATGGACGGATTTCAATCAGAAAGAAATTATCGTTTTTGTATTAAGGTAGTAAGTGGTAGTGGAACAACAGATGAACAGATAAACTTTTATGATGACGGATATGAATTTAGAGTGGTGAGATAATGCCTTATTTACCTTCACAAGCAAGATTAAAATCAGACGCATACCGAAAAATTCTTGATGCGGATATTATAGAACAAGATGAAATACTTAGAGATTTAATTGCAAAACAACAAGTATCAGGTTCTATCGATGCTAACAATCCCACAAGAGATGAGGACGGATTTTTGGTTTCAATAGAAGACCCAAGAAATCCAGGACAAACTGCAGAGGGTATTACAGAAAGTGTTCGTATTGAAAACAAACAACAATTTTTTAACGACACATACTTAGGAAACATTGACCAAGAATTTAGTCATTTTACACCACCGAGTATTGTTGATGTACCTGACGATGATGACATTGTAGATGCTGTTGAAGAAATAAAAGAAACCGTAGATACAGGACAAATAACAGACCCGTACAGACCAATCATTGTAAAATTTATTGATGAAGTATTAAGAGAAAAAAGCTTAAAATCTTCACAAATAAAATCTTTGGCAAAAGTATTTTATAAGGGGATAAATACTGATGGTATTGAAAGTATTGATGAAAATATATCAAACGAAAAATTAAATGCTTTAATTACAAAAGTCATCGCAGCATATCCACCAGGCAAAAAAGCTTTTACGGCTATTGGGTTTATACGAAACCTAAAATCTTATCGAATAGATTTAAAAATAGCATTAGACCTAAGAGATTATGCAGTTATACTTAGAGATTTTATTTTTAAAAACAAAACACTAAGAAGGTTCTACAAAGAACTTGGACTACCTGAAACCATTACTACACAATCAGGTGGTCAATACAGACTTAATGCACCAATAACACAAGATTCAGTTGCACAAGATGACTTAGAAGAATTAAGAGGTAAAGGATACATAATGTAATGGCAAGAGAGTATGGATTTACACAAAAAGAAAAAGACACTTATTACTTAGGTAAGAGAGTTTATAGTAGTTGGGGTCGTGATGACGACAATGATTATATCGCTGCTTTTGTGTATAGTGTGCCAGAAGATAATTTAATTCAAAGACTTTACATTCCAAGAGAAGATGTTTCTTTTTCTAATGAAGGATTTATCGATATAAATATAGGACAACATCTAAGAAACTTCGGCTATAATGACGGAGAGTTTAGAGTTGTGTATAAATTTTTAAGACGAGTTGCAGGTGTTGATGCAGAAGTGTTTGTTGATGACGAGGGAAATCAATGGACAGAAGAAGTTGAAACAAAAGAAGTAAATGGAGAATTAAAATATTATACTTCATCACCGCAAGCTGGCATTGATGAACAAGACACCACATTAAAAAAAGAATTATTTATTAAAAACACACAATATTTTATTGACGGAATATCACCTGACAGAACAGAAGTTTTAATTCAAGTAGATGAAAATATTCAGAACGAAGAAATGCGTGAAGACTTTCAAACTATGGGTAAAATAATAGAATACAAATCTATCAAAGATGATGGACAAGGTGGTATTAAATTTGATGATAAAAATCCATACATATTAGAATTTGAAATAGATGAAGAAGATAGAGGATTTACACAAAATATGGTAGGTGGAGAATTAATTATTCCTAATCTATATAAGTTAGATGGATTTGAAGAATTAGATAATGACGACGCAATCGTAGATGAACTTGATGTTCCAGATTGGATGCCGTTCCCTGATGATTCACCACCACCGCCAGATTTACCAGATGAACCATTTGAAGAAATTGAAGTGGAAGTTGGAGACCCATTAAGTCCTGACGGGGGAGCTCGTAGTTGATATATCAAATAGGCGATATAAAAACTGAGTGGGAACATTTTGTATATCCTACTCAACAAAGATTTGAGAAATGGAAAAAAGAATTTTTAACATTACCAAATGTTAATAAGTATAATGTTTGGTTATGTGGTGGTTTTTTAGACGATGATAAATCAACAGATGTTGATATAATTTTAACTAACGAACCAAACTATTCTGAGTTAAAAGAATTACTTATGAAAGGATTTGAACTCGGAATAAAAAATAAAATTTTGGTTGATATACAACACGCTGATAAAGAACCTAAACAATTCTTTGAAGGCGATGTAAAAAAAATTGTATATGGACAAAAAATAATTAAAGGAGATGATGTTTTGGATAATCAAAGTAATAAAGTTTATGATGACTTATATACTTTTACAAAACATTATCCTACTAAAAAAGAGTATAATAGAAAACCAATAAAGATAAACTAATATGCCAGAATATACAGAAAGTCAAAGAAGCTACGAAAGAGCTGAGGGAGAAACACAAGGTCAGGCAGATACTCGTGCAGCTACCGCTGCAACACTTCGAAGATATGGTAATAGAATAAATCTACGAGGTGCAATGAGAAATGCATACATTGAACCACCAGTATCTACACCCGGTGAACAAGGCCCGAGAGCAATTGGGTTCGTAAGAGATTCATCATATTTCGCAGACCAACCAAGACTTTATCCTGGACTAAGAGCTTTAAAACTTGACAAGAAAAGAGTATTACCGAAGTCTAAGAAAAAGAAATCAGAAAAAATTCTTTCTAAAAAAAGAGCACAAGTCAAGATTAAAAATCAAGATTATAGAGGTAGAATCTTAGAGGTTTTAGATTCAAATAGAATTAGAGTTGCGGTGTCGTATGAGGACGGTGTCAATGTTACTAAACATAAAGGTAGTGATGATAGACGATTAACTTTTCAGTATTGGAGAGTAAATTATGAAAAAACCAATATAGAAAGATTTAAAACTTATATGGTTTGTGATAATGATTATTATCTATTGGTAAATGATAGGCTGAACGCAGATGAAAAATCAAGAGTAGTAAAGTTAAAACAACCACTTCAAGAGAACAAAGAAAATTTAGATAGAGTTTATTTTGTAGAAAAAAGACTACCTGACTATGAAGAAAGAGTAAAGTTAGTTCCATTTGTAGATAGGCCAGATGACGGAATATTTTTAAGAATTCCTAATTTAAATTCAGTAGATAATCCAATTAACTTTCAAGGAACTAATTTTAAAAATCAAAATGATTTATTAGGAAGTGATACACAACTAAACTTTGAATTACAAGAAAAACTTGTATCAGGTAGTTTGTTAGATGTTCAACCAAATATTGATTATCAAAAAACAACAACAGATTTAAAATTTGAATTAGACGATACAGGTTTTGGGAACTATGTAAATTTCTCATCAGCTGAAAGAAGACTTAACAACTTTAAAAGAAAGTTAGAATTAATTGAAAGTCATAATAAATTAAGTCAATCATTAGTATCGGTATCGAGTTCGTTATCTACAATTCAAGAAGAAGAAAACAAAAGACAACGAGTAATTAATTCTTTTGACCCGTTTGAACATTATATGTATTTTGAAAGTTCATCTTTTGTAAGTTCATCGTTAGGATTATTTCACGATACTTCTTGGCCAAAAACAAATTCATCTAAACCATATACATTAGCACATACAACAAGTTCGCAAGCTACGACTTGGTATAACAATATGATATTGAGTGCTTCTACATATGACCAAGGTAATGTAAATTCATTAAGAAACTCATTACCAGAACACATTTATTCTGATACATCAAACAATGTATTTTTAGAATTTATGGATATGGTTGGACAACAATTTGATGAAATATGGACATATGTAAAATCTATAACTGATGTAAATAAACGAGTAGAAAAAGTATCTGAAGGTATTTCAAAAGATGTAGCTTTACACTTCGCAAGAGCATTAGGATTAGAATTATATTTAGGTAATGATTTGGTTGATTTATCAGAATTTTTACTTGGTAAAAATACAGACGGAACTACTAAAAATGAACAATCATCAGAAGATATATCAGAAGAAATATGGAAAAGAATTTTAGCCAACTTACCTTTCTTTATCAAAGCAAAAGGAACAGAAAGAGCAGTCAAAGGCTTACTAAGTTGTTATGGTATTCCAAGTTCAATATTAAGAGTTCGTGAGTATGGTGGGCCGGATAAAGGAACAAGAGTTAGTTATGAAATTAAAAGAAAATTTACAAGAGCATTAGATTTTAAAGCAGGACAATATATAAAAACACCTTGGAAATCAGTTAGTGATTTATATCCTGATACAATAGAATTTAGATTTAGAACACCTTATAGTGTTGGTTCATCAGGTTCAATGGTATTACTTCAAAAGTCAGGTTCTAATTCTGACGGAAGTTGGGCTATATCATTACAAGACAATGGTTCAACTGACAACTATGGACACCTAAGATTTGCAATAAGTGCATCTGACGGAACTTCCCAATACATTACATCATCATTACAAAAGTTTTACAATGATGATATGTGGAGTGTGATGTTAACAAGAAAATCATCAAGTGGAGTAGAACACGCATCTGAACTTACAACATTTACTTCAAGTTATGAATTAACTACAAAACAATATGACTCAACAAGACAAAAGATTTTATATCAAGATAGTCAAAGTTTAACAATGACACAATCACAATTCAATGGAGCATTTACATCAAGTGGAGATGTTTATTTGGGTGGTAGTGGAACAGGAAACCACGGAACACAATTTAGTGGTTCATTAATGGAATATCGTTTATGGTCAGAACCATTAAGTGCTAGTGTATTTAATAATCACGTTAGAACACCAAAAGCTTATAATGGAAACACCACTGCGTCATCATACGACAATTTATTATTTAGATTACCATTAGATGACGATAGAAATTTACAATCAGCACCAACAGCATCTGAAATATCATACTTGGATAGTTATTCAGGAAACATTAGTGGTAGTAATATAAATGGATTTACAGGAAACTTTTATAGAACATTAGTAGACCAAGAAAAAATTAAAGTTCCTAATGTTGGCCCAAATCGTAGAAATGCAACCAAGATTAGAATTGAAAGTAATACATTAAAAGAGGGAACTGCATTATCAACTGATGTTCGTAATGAAGTATCATCACAAGATTTTGCACCAATCGATAGTAATAAGTTAGGAGTTTATTTTTCACCGGTTGATGTTGTTAATGAAGATATTGTTTATAGTATTGCAGATTTAAATATGGACGATTTAATCGGAGACCCAAGAGATGAATTTAAATATTCATATAGAACTTTGGGTAATCTACAAAGAGAATACTTTAAACGATATGAACGCTCAAATGATTTCTTTGATTATTTAAGAATATTAAAATTTTATGACGCGAGTGTATTTACACAAGTTAGACAATTATTACCAGCTCGTGCAAACTCAACATTAGGTGTATTAATTGAACCAAATATTTTAGAAAGAAATAAAGAAGTTTTAGGAAAACAACCAGTATTTGATAATCGTATGTACGCAAATGCACACGACTTTGATGACGGAATTATGGTAACGAGAACCAATACAGAAAATGTTGAATCTAATTTTAGTATGGTTGGTAGTAGTTATGATACATACAACGGAACATTACAATTAGCTCACACAACAGGTAGTGATTTAGGTTTCTTAGGTATGGCATCTAAACTTAGAATTATTGGAGAAAATGATAGAAAATTAGGATACGGAAGAACTTATGTATCAGCTTCAGGTGAAGTATCATTGAAAAACTTTACAGATGCATTTGTTCCAATTATATCAGGTTCAAGATTATCAGAAACAAAACAAATACAAAAACTATTTTTCTCAAATGCATTATCAGCTTCACTTGCGAGAGAAGCTCCAAATCCAAAAGTATATGCTTTGAGTTCTTCATTTGAACAGGCTAGATTTGAAAGTGTAGCTGAATCAAACAATTTATTTAGAAGTTTTTATCAAGGTGTTAAAAATACAAGAGAAACTACATACGATAAAAAAGAACCTATCGAAGTTCAAATTGTATCACCTACAAGAATTGTTACACAAGATAGTGATATTAGTAAATTAAAAACAAAATAGAGGAAAATTTAACTTTCTTATATTTATTAATGAAATAAAAGAATAGTTATATCACTTCCACAGGAGTAAAATAAAATGGGATTTTTAGACAATACAACAATAACAGTAGATGCTATTTTGACTAAAAAAGGTCGAGAACTTTTAGCAAGAGGGCAGAACGAATTTAGAATTACAAAGTTTGCATTAGCAGACGATGAGATTGATTACAATCTTTACGATACATCACACCCAAATGGTTCAAACTTTTATGGGGCAGTGATTGAAAATATGCCTTTATTAGAGGCGTTCGTAGATGAAAATCAATTGATGAGATATAAATTAACAACACTTCCAAAGGAAACTGCAAAACTTCCTATCTTGGAATTACCAAACGAATCATTGACTTTCAATGGGCCTGGTATAACACAAACCATTACACCAAATACTCGTAATGGAGTTGACCAATCTTATATATTTATTTTACAAGATGCATCAATTGCAAACATAACTCAATTGACATCAGCAGGTGGTGGTAGTGTAAATGCAGCAGTTCCACCAAAGAGATTACCTACTGGTGAAATAGAAGACGATTTCTTAGTAAAATCTGGTACAACAACACCAGTATTCTTAAATGAATCAGAAAGAAAACGCTCTATCACTATTACAGGTAAATCAGTAAATGTGATTGCAAGGTCGATAACCACACAAACTTCAACCAATGTTACCGTGATAGGACAAGATACAGGTGCTACCTTTAATCTACCAATCACAGTAAAAGCAGACCCAAGTAAATTATAAGGAGTAAGTAATGTCATTTCAAAGATTTAACAGAGCAGAAGATGTAGTTGAAAATCAAAGAACTACCATTACAAGTGGATTGTGGACTGGTGGTGGAACAAATATCACTTCGTTCTTTACCGCTTCAACACAAGGAGTTCAATCAGCTTCTTATTTAGAAATTTACAACGCAGACCCAGCAACTGATAGTTCAGCTGAAGTTCAGTTTTCTATCGGTTATGGACACATTGCGGGTAGTGGTTCGGTTGGTAATCAATCATCACAAACCACAACAGGTGATAGACAATCAGCAGCTATGTATAGACAATTTAGAAATCTATTATTAGCACCTAACACAGATAAATTTACTTACACTAATTCAGCAACTTCATCAGGAGATAACGACTTTTACTTCGTTAGTTTCCAAAGAAGTCGTATGAGAGAAAAGGTTGACCCAGGTAATTGGGAATTACATTTAGACGGTGGAACTAACAAAATCAAATTAATTGATGATAGTTCAACATCTACAAATGTTACCGTCAATCAAGGTGGTAGGGTATTTAATGTTGTTAGTGGTTCTATCACTAATGGTGTAGAAACAGCTGCAGCTTCAGAAGCTTCACCAGGTTCATATGGATTATTTTATCCTGACTTGGGAATCATCTTATTAAATCCAGATAAATTGGATAAAAAAGTTGCTGACATCACAACAGCAAGAAGTTCAAATACATTTGATTTTAATGGTAAAAAACTTTACAACTCAGTAGTTCAAGGTGCTTACTTCGCAGCTCGTAGAGAAGAAGAAATAAGTTCAACAAATTACTTTTGTAGAGTTGGAAATAGAAAATTTAATTTCAGTGCAAACCCAACATTTGCGACTTCATCAGACGGAAGTTTAACACAACCAACTTTCTTTAAAGACCCACAAACTTTTATTA